ATGCCGGTGACAAGTATTACTGGGAGCGTTATGGCGACATCGACGCCAGCACCGACACATTCTTGAATGAGAATGCGCCGATCCCGGAGGGTTCGTTCACCTACGGTCAGGGTTCGCTGACGATCCGAGAATTTGGGAAGGCCGTACCCTTCTCTGGCAAGTTCGATGATATGTCCCGCACTCCGGTGACTGAAATCATCAACAAGCAACTGAAGAACCATGCGGCGAAGGTGTTGGATGCTCAAGCTCATGCGCAGTTCGACGCGACCCCGTTGTATGTCGCGCCCGCTTCCGGTACTTCGACTACCGCGCTGACGCTGACGACCAACGGCGCAACCGTTACCACGAACAATGTGGCGATGGGCGATACGCACGTCAAGCTGATCGCCGACCTGATGAAGGAGCGTAATATCCCCGCGTATGATGGCGCGAACTACTGCGCTATTGGCCGTCCGGGTACGTTCCGTGCATTCAAGGATGCGGTCGAGTCGAAGTATGTGTATATCAAGGAAGGCTTCCAGGCGATGCTGAACGGTGAAATCGGCCGTCACTACGATGGTGTGCGCTTCTTCGAGCAAACCGCTATCGCTTCTGAGAGCTGGAGTAACGCCAAGTCTGACGCGGTGTATTTTTTCGGTGAAGATACAGTTGCTGAAGCTCTGGTGATCCCCGAGGAAATTCGAGGTCGTCTGGCAACAGACTTTGGCCGCTCCAAAGGTATTGCCTGGTACATGATGGGCGGCTACGGCATCGTTCACGATACCGCATCCGAGGCGCGCATCATTAAATGGGCATCAGCGTCGTAATGCCTAATCCCCTCTTCTGGGGGGATTCTTTAATCAACAGAAAGGAAACAATATGTCTTACGATAATGTAAGTGTCATCCCGTTCAAGACGGTTGCAATTACCACTACAGCAGCTGCGGCTACCTATGGCATCCGTGGTCCCAAGGGCAAGACGGGTCGCGTGGTGGACATCGTGGCGACCTGCACCACAGGACACGTCTTGGGGTCTACAACGCAAACTCAACTGCTGGTCGGGTTGTCCGGTAACACCGCCACTTATGCCACGTTCGAGCCGCCTGCATTGACGGCCGCAACTGGCGTAGCGACCCTGTCGGATGCAGACAGCGCCAATTCGGGAATCGTTGTGGGTCATCTGATCCCTGCCGATACCGAGGTGCTGTTGACCACAGTGGCGAACGCTGGCGCACCGGCTGCTGGTGTTTTGGTGTATGATGTTTTAATCGCATGGGAGAACTAATCATGAAAAAAAACAAACAATCCGACAACGCAGAGGCATTGGGTCTGCATACCAAGCAATGTTTTGATTCTAAAATGGGTGCGCAAACCGGCAACGACAAAGGCAATCAAAATCCTGCCGGCAATCCGGTCGGTCCGAAGCCCGCAAAGATGTAATCGTTAGGCAAACCAAAAGCGCCCTCTTCGGAGGGTGTTTTTCATTGGAGGTTGTATGAAGCCGACTATCAATACCTTTTACCCGGACTGGGATAACAAAACCAGCCCGACGCGCGAGAAGCCTGAACGCACCCGCGAAGAATTCCAACAAGACAACAAACCTACTTCCGAGACGCGTAACAACGGCCTGTCGTTCGTGAAACCAATGAACCCAGACACATACCGTCCATACAAAGGAGAGACAGCATTATGAGCAAATTCGACGAGAGTAAGCCGCATTCGATTACCTATGGCATGGGCGGCGTCCAAGGATACGAGCAGAACGGCCTGCAATACACCGCGCGCAAGAAGCTGATCGAGGGCCAATTGCCGGCACAACCTGCCGCCGACGCGCCGGCCATGGCAGATCCCGCTCCGGCAGTTGACGCAGCGCCGGCCGCGCCTGCAACGGATACGGAGCCGGCAAAAGAAGTTCCTGACTACGCCGCGATGCACTGGCCTGCGCTGAGAAAACTGGTAGAAGAGAATGGTGGAACTTGGGTCGATAAAGCGGCCGCAATCAAGTTCCTGACAGCTAAATAAGGGCAGGTGATGGCGACTTTTCTAGAGATGTGCGTCACAACGATGCAAGAAGGTGGATTGACAGGGAACATTGTGTCGACTGTCTCTCAAGCAGGCATTCATAAAGTTGTTGTTGATGCTGTTGCTACAGCTGATTACTCAATCCAGGGGAAATACACGAACTGGAAATTCCTATGGGCAGAGTGGTCGCAGACGCTAGATATAGGCGCGAACTCTGGTTTATTCAACGAGTACAATCCGCCTACCGACATCGGGGTATTCATCGACAATGACTACGCCACAAAAATCAACGGCAATGCAATCGCAGTGGCCGAGTACGAGCGGGTGCGATCGCTCGCTTCTTCTGTGGCAACCGGCACACCGTCTGTGATGATTGTGCTGCCGAACGGTCGGGTGCGTATGAGCCCAATCCCAACCGCAGCCGATCTACTAACGGCAGAATACTACAGGGCTCCGGTTCGGATGATGGCGAACAACGACGTATCGATCATCCCTCCCAAACATCATAGAGCAATCCTTGCTTTGGCTATCGCAAATGTGCATGCCTTCAACGGCGACATCGACAACTACAAGCTGTTCATGGGCGAACACACAGAAGAGATGATTAAACTTGAATCCGATCAGTTGTTGGGGCATGCGCTCAGAACAAATGCTTCCGGCGAAGATAATGTAGTGAGGGCGGAGTGAGTACAAAAGTTCATTATGTCTCCCTCGCTGGAGGATTGGATGGCATCCATTCGCCTGTCGTAATGAGTGACGGTAGGATGATTGGGGCAGAGAACTACGAGGAGGTGTTTGGCCTTCAAGGATACCGCCGTATTTACGGATATGAGCGGTACGACGGCCATACGCAACCCCATACAGCGCAGTATTACACGATTGCATTCATCACTGGCAGTGCGGTGATTGCCGCAGGGGATACTATCACTGGTGCCACTTCCGGCGCGACAGGCAAGGTGGTGGGTGTAACCCTCGAATCCGGTTCGTGGGTGAGTGGTAATGCGGCCGGTTATCTGGTGGTGTACGACATCACTGGAACCTTTGTTGCCGCAGAGAATTTACAGGTATCCGCCTCAACCAAAGCGGTCTGTCACGGCACGCAAGTAATCAACGGCATCGGCGATACACATTATGCGGAGAGCAAATTACTGACAGTGACGGCAGCGCGTGCGGAGATCAGCGCCGTTCCTGGGTCTGGTGGCATCTTGGGTGCAGGTGTTTACAATGGGGTGGTGTATGCGGCAAGGAACGCTGCCGACGGATTGACTGCGGCGATATATAAGAGCAGTGCTACAGGGTGGTTGTTGGTGCAGGGTGGGTTGATACCAAATGGCGACTGGTACATGGATGTTGCCAACTTCACAGGTTCGGCAAAAACGCTATCGTTGTTTGGCGTGGACGGAAAGAATCCCCCGTTCTATTACAACGGCACGACTTACGACAAGATCACTGGGCTTTGGGATACTGACGCTACAAGCGTTAGTAGTGTCGTTATTGGCACTGGAGCAAAAACGTTTGTGGTAACGGAACCAGGTATGGTGTTTGTGGTCGGCCAAGACTTAACTGTCTGGGATGGCGCTGACGCTGCAAACTGGATGCGCGGAACGGTTACGTCATGGACGCCAGAGACAAGCACACTGGAGATAAACATCACTTCTGTTGGTGGTTCTGGCACAAAAACGTCATGGTCTATCGGTATGTCGGACTTCAGCGACAAGCCATTCTTCAGCAAAGCGCACAAAAATCACATGTTGTACGCCTACCCCGGCGGTCAATTACTAACATCCGATATTGGCGATCCATTGGTGGCTGGTGCGACATCGGACTTGTTCGGAACTGGCGATGAAATCACTGGGTTGTTGAAACTTAAGACAGACAATCTAGCGATCTACTGCCGGAACCGAATCTACATTCTGTCAGGGTCGTCGCAGTTGGACTGGAACCTTGATATGTATTCATCTGTTGGCGGCGCGATATTGGACACAGCCGTCGAAGTGGCTGGCGTCGGCATCCATATCGACGAGGGCGGGGTTAAATCGTTGCAAGCCACACAGATGTACGGCAACTATGAGCCATCCACGTTATCACGCGAGGTTGCTGGTTATGTGACAAGCATCTCCCCCACCATTGTTGCCTGCCACGGCCATAAAAAAAGCCAGCAATATCGGGTGTACTCAAACACCGGAAAGGTGTTGGTCTGCACAATCACAACACCGAACGCGCTTATTACCCCGGAAGATGTCTCTTTTTCGATCCTGAACTACCCGCATAAAATCTCCTGCGCAATTACAGGTGAGATGGTTGACGGCACAGAGATGCACTTGTTTGGTACGTCTGACGGGTATGTGATGCGCGAATCCGTCGGGACGAGTTTTGATGGCGCTGTGTTAAGTTCTGTGATGCGCTTACCGTTCAATAACTTCAAGGCTGCATCGAATAAAAAAAGGTTCCGTAAGTTGGTTATGGAACTAACTGCGCCGGAAACGGTAACGCTGAACTTTAAGCAGGATTTTGATTACGCCGACGGTTATTATCCCAACTCGGAGAATCTATCTGTCCTAACATACGGAACAGGTGGGGCGTTTAATGAATCCGCATGGGATACATTTCACTGGTCAATGCCACAGCAAACACAAAGCGAAGTGAATATCACAGGTATTGGACGGAATATGTCTTTGTTGTTGTGGCACGAAAGTGCAGTTGATGATTCTTTTACGCTGCAAGGAATCCTGATTCATTACTCAATTCTTGGAATGGTGAGGTAATACATGGCCGCAAATAAATACTTCGATTGGTCTGTGTCGCTTTACAGGTTCATAAAGCGTGATACAGCGAGAGCGGAAGAAGTCAATTCAGCGCTTGACGATATTTCAAACGGCTTCACCGCTGTTGAAACAAAAACTAATGCCTCGCTCAAACTACCAGATGGAGAAACGGCAACCCCGTTTGCAGTGGCTGCAACACGCAAAGGGAAGCTAGTTTCGTTCAATGCGACCACAGGTGCTGTCGAGACAACGATCACGGCTGCCGATGTCTCACCCGTGGCGGCGATTGCGGCAGAGGTAATGGCTGTATCCGGCATCGCGTCGAACGTAACAACCGTGGCAGGAATCAGTGGCAATGTAACGACAGTAGCCACGAATACGGACAATGTCGGCACTGTTGCTGGTATCTCCGAAAACGTTACAGCTGTCGCCGGTATTGCTGGAAATGTAACAACCGTGGCAGGAATAACCGCAAACATCGCAGCGGTTGTTGCTGACGAGGTGGATATTGGCGTGGTTTCAACCAGCATCGCGGGCGTGAATGCGGTTGCTAGTATCAACGCAGCTGTTAACACGGTGGCAGGCAACAATGCCGCTGTATCGACTTGCGCAAACAATATCGCGGCGATCATCGCAGCCCCTGATTATGCGGCAGCTTTGCATGGAACAAGCACGACATCACTGGCAATCGGGACGGGCGCAAAAACATTCACAACACAAACAGGCAAGCAGTTCGCGGCTGGTCAATACGTTATTGCGGTCAGTGATGCGAACGCGGCGAATTATATGTTCGGCGCGGTGACTGGTTATGCCGGAACATCGCTCGAAATAAATGTTATTTCCATTGGCGGCTCTGGAACTTTTGCCGATTGGACGATCAATCTAAGTGGCGCGCGCGGCGCTGCTGGCGCGGATGGTGTGTTAACAGGCCTCACCGCAGGCAAAGCCCAGCAAGTCGACCAAGCCGTCTCTGCTACCATCCGTGCCGCGACTACCGACTTCACCGGACAGTCACTCGAAGGCACACTCTCCAACTCTGGAGTAGCCATCACAGCATTCCACGGTGTCGCCGGAATAACCTACAAGCGCAAGTGCCTCGGCGCTGGAGATATTACCGCAGGGGCAGGGCTGACTATCCTGCAAGGTGGGGCCAGTATTACCACAGCGGCAGGGGACACCTTCGAGGTGTACATGCTCACCGATACCACTTGCGAGGTGAGGAACTATGTGAGGGCTACGTTTAAATCCTCCGCAGGCTTATTCTACAAAGTGGATTCGGCCACTCCTACCTTTGACAAGACCGGTGCAGGAACACTGTCTATTAAAGCTGGAACAAGCATAGATGTGGCTGGAACTACGGTTACATTCGCTGCGGCTACAGCTATCACTATGCCTGCCCTTGTTGCAGGAACAGACTATGCTATCTGGTTGAAAGATGATGCAACCATTCAAGCTACGGCTGACTTCGTGAGTGCCCCCAGTGCAGGCAATTGGCGCAAGATCGGCGGCTTTCACTACGGCCTAGTCGCTGCGGGCACAACGGTTGCGGGCGGCTCGTTCGCCACCACCGGCAACGGCATGATCTGGACGCA